TAACAAGTAATTGAAATTCGGCTTGCTTCATATCCGTAATAGCAATACATTGAGTCGTTATGGTCGACATCACCGTTATAATGAATAGTTCTTATACTTGGAATAAATGCAACAATATGACTCATGGTATAACCACTCGGAGGGTAAACGTAAGTTGTTGTGCCTGTATTAGCTCCTGAAGTTATTACAAATTGATTTCCAGCTTGTAAAAACGAACTGGCATGATAACCGTCAACTGTATCTGCATTATAAGTGTGTATTATTTTCACACCACTTCCTGTTCCGATATATAATTCCTGCGTATCTTCGCACCAAAGAGGCATTCCGCTTGGTGCAGAACTTGGCAGATTTGCTTTTTTACCTCTTCTTATGCGGATATTAGTCGGCATTAGAATAAACCTCCATCAAAGTTGCCATCAAACGGTGCAATAAAACCAATGCCTGATTCATCAGGCAAAACATATAAGAGCATACCGCCCTGATTATCTAATGACGGAACATCTGCCAAGTCAGTTATTGATGAAACAAAATTCGGTTTATTCTGAATCCCTGACCAATCAACAAGAGTATCAAGGTTGTTAAATTCAGATATTTTTACCCATTTTGTGCCGTTATAAACATATTCAGCTCCGCCACCTGCACCGACTGTTGAATCAGCAGAGGCATCAACAACAAGTGCGTGCAAACCTGAAAAAGCATTTAAAGCATCTCTTTCGGTTATATTATTTACAACTGCCGCTTCCTTAAATACATTCGGAATTTGAGCATTAGGAATTCGACCTGAAGAGTCCAATGTCGCAATTCCGTTTGCTTGTCCTTTTTGAAGTGCAATTCTGTTATCCACCGCCGATGCAAAATCTGTTACTTGAGACGATGGGTGCGTGTGCGTTTTCTCTGCTTTTTGTAATAAGAAGTTTGCAAGTTGTGCCGCATTTGCAAATTCTGTTAATGCGTTTCCCTCACCATTACCGATATAAAACTTTTTTGTATCGGTTGTAAATAATAGTTCGCCCGGTTTTGCTTCCACAGGCAAATTTTCTGATAAACCACGTTTGATTTGTAAGTATCCCATTTTATTTCCTTTCTTTAAAATCCTCCGGCATCGATATTTTCAGCATCATCAACTATGCCGTTTCCGTTCTTATCGTAAATTGTTGTACTCATTATTAATTGCGGAACTGTAGGCGGTTGAGGAATATTCATATTTTCACCATCAGTAAATGTTCCACCGTCAACATATTCGCAAGTATCCACAAAGCCGTTTCCATTGGTGTCATATAACCAAATAGGCATTAAATCGGGGTGGGTATGCCCATTAAACAGATTATAAACCCAACTTTGTGATGCCATTTGAATGGTTGGATCAACATTTATCTGAATTACATCAGGGTTAATCGCAATAATTACAACCTTTAACCATAATTCCTTAAAACTTCCCTGTGTTTCCAACGGTTTATATGTTTCAGGTTGCTTGCCAACCAACAAGAGATTATTTTCGGAATCAAATATCCCAAATTCCCTCATATAAAAACCACCCACAGATGCAGGAACTAAAGCCTTTGCTGTTAATTGAGTTAATTCAGTAATCTCCGTTCTGAATCGCTCATTTTTTAATTTTGTTTGTGCCGGATCGGGTTCATAATAAGCACCGTTTGAATCTCCAACAGCAATATATTTTAAGTCTAATTTAGTGCCGTCATTAAGAGCCTCATTTATTTTTTGCAGCCCGATATCGGTTATTATTGAATAAAATTCCTTACTCAAACTGTTACCTCCTCGCTTGTTGTTGCGTAGCTTGCATATATTTGCTCTGCCGAACTTATGAGGTTAATAATTAAACTTTCAAGATGAGAACGAACATTTTTATTTGCCGTTATTAAATCAAGCAGGGATTGTTCTGTTGTTTCATCAAATGCTTTGTCATTCATTTCAACTGAAATTCTAAAATGGTAAGGTAGTCCGCCATATTCAAACCATTCTGAAACTTTGCCGTTAAGTCCTAAAATTTCAAGAACACGCACAAGAGAATATTTTGTACCTCTGAACCTGTGCAAATTCAAAGAGTTTTTAATCAAATCTCTTTTTTCTGCAACGGTTGTGCATCCGCTCCATCCCTCGTTGCCTGTAATATGGAATTGCTCTGCCAAGTGAATTAAGGCGGATTCTTCAACTTTGTCAAAGAGATATACAAGCAGACATTCTGTGTCTAATTCCTGAAAACGTGCGAACAAGTTATCAAAAGTTTGTGAAGATATATCAGCTATCGGTGACAGATTACTCATTTGCTCTGCCTCCAATCGTGATATTAAAACTTTCAAGATTCGCCCATTGATTGTTAGATAAAACCTGATAAGCAGGGGATAATAATTCAACTTTATAAACACCATAAATTGAATTTAAAATGGCGATTATTTGAGTAGGAACGATGTCTTTCCCTAACTTTGAGGACATCTCGTTTTTGTATTCAGTTAAACGCTCATTAACCAATGTTTGAACGGCATCTGAATCAGCATCTGCGTATAAAATTAAATTCGCAATAATACTGAAATTTATTTTTTCAGGTGCATGAACCACGACTCTATCAGTAAGCGGTCTAACTTTATCTGCTGACAAATAATCAGTTATTATTTGGATCATTTCAGGTGTCGGGTTTCCTGTCGCAGTCAGAGGATAAATATCCACGACTCCTGCTGATGTAGATAATACTTCAACATCGGTTACTGATTGATGAGCAGATAATGTATGGAATCTATAAGCACCTTTGCTTCCTGCATTAGAAAAACTTTCAGGAGCAAGTCTTATTCTTTCTCTTAAACTATCCTCTGATTCTTCATCAGCACCGCCGTCTGTTATAGTTATGCTTTCAACAGCATCAACATCATAGGATAAAGGTGTCAGAAGATTATTTACTTTTCCGATAGCATAACCGTTTGCACCCTCGCCTGTCTCTTCACAAGTTACACCAATTGTTGCTGATAAAGTGCCGGCAAGAATGTTTGTATCGTCATCTGTTGCAAAGGTATATTTCCCATCTTCAGTTTCGATTTCAGTTCCTTTTGGAATAGGAATATCAAAGTTCAAAGTTTCGTTCAAAGAGAATTTTATTGTTGTTTTAGCATATTTCCCTTCTAATTTTTTTACACCGACAAGTTCTGCCAAATGCTCCAACACTTCCATTGGTGCATAGGTCAAAAGGTTAGACTTTGCGATCTCTTGTATTTTAATTCGGAGCAGATTTTCTCTATAAGCACCGACATCAATTAAGAGTCTTTCAATCTGTGCATCTTGGAGTGTTTTTCCTGTTTTTTCTTCGTAAAGACTAATCCATTCTTGAGTTATTTTATCGGCATCTCTTTCAATAAAGTTAGGTTCAGGAAGTCTTGTTGTCATAATGTCACCTCCGCTGTTCCTTTAGTAGATGAGCCGTTAAGAGTCCATTGAACTTTTATTTTTATATTTGAACCTTCAACATCAAACAGGACAGAGTTTACATGAACTCGTGTTTCCCACATTGAAATTGCATCAATGGTTTCTCTGATAATATTTGCCTTTGCAATATTAACGGGATAATCAATATATTTAAGAATGTTTGATCCAAAAGTCGGTCTATGCGGATCAGAACCTTTTGGAGTATTCAAGATTAAAGCAATGCATTGGTTAATATCCTCAACACCTTCTGCGACATCGCCGATGCCGTTGAGTTTAAATTGCCAATCTACATATTTAATTTCATTAAGTCTTGTCATAATTTTAGTAACTTTATTGAGTTTTATTAAAATATTTGTTATACTGTAGGTACGAAAGTTAAATAAAGGGGTAAATCATCATGGATATTTCTTTATCACCAGACAATGAAAAATTTATTCAAAACCAAGTTGCAGCAGGTATTTATAATTCTTTAAATGAAGCCATAAATGCTACTATTAGTATTGCAATTTCTCAAGTTATAGATTCTAAATCTCAACTTGATATGTTAAATGCTGAGATTCAAAGAGGTATTGATGATTATAATGAAGGCAGATATCTTGATGGGGAGCTTGCTTTCAAAAAACTAATGGCAAAATATGAGTAAATTAAAACTAATTATTACCAAAGAAGCTTATGCGGATTTAAATTCAATTTCTGACTTTATAGCAAAAGATAATATTGATGCGGCTAAAAATCTTATTAAAGATTTGTTTGATTTATGTAATACATTAACTGAATTTCCAAATTTGGGTGTTATTAAAGAAGCTATAAAAGATAAAACAGTTAAGATATACATTCACAATAAACAATATTTAATTGCATATAGAGTTGAAAATGATAAACTTGTTGTTTTCAAAATTACAAGCAGATATCAAAACATTTATAAATTGTTATAACATATTATTCCTTTCTACATAGTTTGTGTTGTTTTTTGGTTTTTATCAGGGTGGGTGTGATTGTTGTAAGTATTTCTCATTGCTTGCATAGAGGATTTTTTATCTGTTATGTCAGCACTTGAAGTTATGCCGGCAGAATTAGATAATTTTCCCTCGTGGGTAATATTTCCGATTAAATGTATATTAGGGAATGAAAGTGTGAGAGTTTGGGTTTCCTTATCAACATTCGCAAAAGTGCCATCTTCAAAGTTTGCGGATACTTGTTTTTCGGTTTCAATAATCGGAACATCATCTACGGTGTAAATTGCACCAAGAATTACTCCGTCTTCAGAGTTTTCATCCATAAGACACGCAACTTGTTCGCCTACTGCCGGCATTGAATAAAACTTATCTTTGAATGTTTTATTTTGCAGGACTGCGAGCCAATATGAAGTCATTTTGTCCTGTGCAAATTGGACTCTTGCTCTTGCTGTTTTTGGATTTATTGAAGTTACAGTTCCAAACCTTAACACGATTTCACCTCCACATTTGTTGAATATCCCATCTGTTTATCAATGGTGTGGTGTGCCTCTGTGATGTGGTATTTCCCTGAAAAATTGCCGACATCTTTTATTTCAACATTTAATCCTGCGATTAAATACGGATTTCCCGGCATTGATAAAGAGCCTTCAATGGTATGGTTACCATTAGAAAGTGCCGCCTTTGCTTTTATTAATGCCTGTTGTTTATTTTCACATCGACAGTCAAGTTTCAAAGTGTCACCTTTAACACATTTGTCATTCTTGGCAGTAGCCGAGACAACTTTGCCTGTCTTTGGATTTTTGTATGTTACAGAAACGGATTTATAATTGTGGCTCGTTTTTTCTCTTAAGCTGATGGTTGATAAATCTGTCTTATATAAAATCTTGGCAGAATCAGCGTTTATAAGTTTTTCTGTTTTATAAAATACGAGGTTGCCCTCTGCAATTTTGAAAATATAACCGTACTCTTCAGCAACACGTTTCAGGAATGTTAAATCCCTCTCGTGGTTTTGAGTTATCCTTTCAACTTTTATATTCTCAATATTTCCGACAAGTGTCAGGTTGTGCCGTTTTGCGACTTCATTTGCAATCTGTTGCAGGGTTTTATTTTCGTACCCGATAGAGTTTTCTTGACGGAATGATTTTTTAATTCCTGTGGCAAGACCTTTAACGATAATTATGTCCGGCGGAGAGTTCAGTTCTATTTCGTCAATCTCAAATATTCCGCAGTTTAATAATTTTTCCCCTGCATAACCAATGAACAGACGGAGTGCATCACCTTTAGATGGTATCCACGCACCGTTCCATAAACCTTCAGAATTTTCAAGGGTGATTGTTATTTCATCAGATTGTCCATGTTCAAAATCAGAATACTCAATATTCAGGACATAATCAGATACATCCTTTGTAATATTTTTTTGATTGTATTCTAATTTAAAAATTGGGGTTAACATTATTTTCTCCAAGGTGGTAGGGTAAATTTTATGGTTTCGGATTCATCCAAGACAGGAATTTTAAGTCTGATTCCTGATTCTAATATCGGGGTGATGGGTACTTTTGGGTTTGCTTGTATAATTGGCTCGTACTTTGTCGGGTTTTTATAAAATTTATACGCAATTAAATCCCATCGGTCTTTGTCTTTTGTGATGTATGAGTAATATTCGCTCATTCTTTCTTCTTAAGTCCTTTTTCTTCTTCCTCGTCTTCAGGTATTTTTCCTGCGTATTCTTTTAGTTGAAGTTCAACCTGAATTGCTATCAAATCACCTTCAGGACTTGTTTGTTCAGTTGTCTTTTGTATTTGAGAAATGACAAATGCTCCGACATATTCGCCATTCCCTTTTATGAATTTGAGCGGTTTTCCGAGTTGTGCTTCCGTTCTTATTTTTAGAATTTCATCTTCCGGCACACAGAAGTTTGAATGTAAATTCAGTTTTATTGTGAACTCTTGCAGGTTCTCACCCATAAACTGTAAGAGGGTTTTGTTGTTTATTCGCTCGTGTTCTGCGTAATTGTAAGTTACGGTTGAATTTATTCCGTCAAAGTAAGTTATTAAATCAAATTGAATATCGCCAAGTTGAGCAAACATTTTTTTATTATCTTTCCTTATTTTTGTGTATTCCTACGATTGTCGTGTTAGTACGCCAACCTCTCTTTCCGTTCAAATTCTCTCTTTAATAACGCAACAACTTCGTCTTTGTGCCTTTTTAGAAGTTGTGAGAATTCATCCTTTGATGCTCCGGCCGGCATTGATATTGTCGGGGAATAATTAACAACAAAAGATGAACCGCCTCCGATTCCGACTCTTCCAAAACTACCTTTCGCACCGCTTATCATAAGTCCTAAATTCTTATTCATTGCGTTTACGAGAGGTTGAGGTTTCATAGTTGAAACAATAGTTTCAATAATTTTTACTTTGTTTAAGTCTTTCAAAGCACCAGTCTTTGCCGGAGAATGAAGATCGG